AATTCAACCACCAATATCATCTGATGTTTTAGATTTAGCAACAATAGTTAGTGATGCATATGTTTATAACATTAGTGAAGATGTAGACATAATTCTTTCTGATCACAGAAGATTTACTATGTCTGACATCAGAGACATTGAAAATAGAGTATCTAATTTAGAATTTTATACTACTCTCTCTTTGTTAGAATCTTCCACACAAAACTTACTTGTTGTTGATGGGAATGGATTAAATAGATTTAAATCTGGATTTTTTGTAGATGAGTTTAATAATTATGATACTTCAGATGCTGATGACTTAAACTTTGATGCACTGATAGAAAATAAAACTTTAAGTGCTACTACAAACGAAGAAAGAATTGATTTATCTTTGTTTAGTACAGATGATTATACTGCAATTTCAAATATAAATCTCAACAATACTAACTGTAGTAATTTAAGATTGACAGGAACAAAATTATCCTTAAATTATTCCGAAGTAGAATCATCAAAGCAACCATTTGCAAGTAAAGTTGTAAATGTAAACCCATTTAATATTGTTACTTGGTCTGGAATTTTAGAATTAAGTCCAAATACTGACACTTGGTCAATTGTTGTAAACAGAACCAGAAGGGTAAGAGGACGTTTTGGTGGAATATCTATTAGAATTATTAACACCTTCCCATTCATAAGAATAGAAAGAAACAGAGGGGGAGTTGAAACTACTGTTACTTCAATCCCATTCATAAGAACCAGAAATATTAATTTCACTGCAGCGAAATTAAAACCAAATACAAGATTTAAACTCCTTTTTGATAAGAGAGATTTAACTACAAATACTTCAAAATCTGCAGTATTTCCAAAATTCATTGAAATAACTAATATTTCTGGAACTTTCCAAATTGGAGAAACTGTAAAATGTATTAATTCTAAAGGAACCACAGATTGTTCTTTTAGAATTTGTACACCAAATCACAAGTCAGGTCCTATAGATTCGCCATCAACAACATTTACATCTAACCCATATAACCCATCAGTTGGCATTTCAACTCAATATGGAGTTCAATCAACATTCTTGAATGTAGATACATCAACTTTATCAAGACAAGAAGTAAGTGAATTTTGGGGTAAAATCAATAAAGGAAATAAACTTGTAGGTTCTACAAGTAAAGCAAATGCTACTGTATCTGATGTTAGATTAATTACTGACAATGAAGGTGTTTTACTTGGAAGTATTTGGATTGATGAAAGTGATGAATTTAAAACTGGTCAAAGTTTAGTTGAAGTTGTTCCAAATACAACAACACAAAACCTTCCAGGAGAGTCTGTAGTTAATTCTGCATCTACATTATTTACATCTCAGGGTCAAAAAATAGACAACCTAACAGTGACATATTATGACCCATTGGCACAAACATTCTTGGTAGAAGAAGAAAATGGGATTATCCCAACATCAGTTGATGTTTACTTTGCATCTAAAGATGATAATCTCCCAATTACATTAGAAATTAGAGAAGTGTCATTTGGAACTCCTGGAGGAACAGATAAGGTTGTTCCTGGATTGAGGAAAGTTTTATCTGCTTCACAAGTAAACATAAGCACTAATGCAAGTGTTGCAACTACATTTACATTTGATACTTTAACAAATCTTTCAGCAGGAGAATATTCAATAGTTCTTCTTTCAGATTCTTTAGAATATAATGTTTGGGTGTCTGAACTTGGTGCAGAAGATATTTCTACTGTAAATCTCCCAACAGTAAATAAAATCTTTATCAGCAAACAACCATCTTTAGGAACCTTATTCAAATCTCAAAATGGAACTACTTGGGTTCCAAGTCCATTAGAAGATTTGAAATTCACTCTCAAAAAAGCAGAGTTTATAACCAGCGGAGGAACTGCAAGATTATATAATTCTACAGTTTCATTGACAAGTCCAGAAAATAAACTTGCTGATAATCCAATAGTTGCAATTTCAACTGCTGGTCAAGTTGTGGGTGATGGTAGACATATTTTAGTATTCCATCCAAATCATGGAATGCACTCTTCTTCAAATAAAGTTCAAATCACTGGCGTTCAGTCTGATGTTCTTCCAGAAAAACTAACAGTTTCCTATGCAACAACAGACAGTGGTACCATCTCAGTTGCAAGCACTGCTATCTTTACAACTTTTGAAGGAACTACAGTTAGTGTAGCAAATCCAGGTTATGTTCAAATTTCAAATGAAATTATCAAATATGAAAATGTGGGAACTAACCAATTGTTGAATGTTACAAGAGGGTTTTATGGAACAACTTTGCAAAACCACAATATCAATGATTTAGTTTATAAGTATGAATTCAATAATGTTTCCCTGAATAGAATCAATACAGAACACACCGTAGTATCCAATCCAAATCCAACATTAAACAATTATTACATTCAAGTTAGTGCAGGGTCTTCATTCACCCAAACAAAACTTGGTGGTGGAGAAAATGTCTATGCAACTAAGAATAAGCAATTTAGCGAACTTACTTTTAATGATAGATTTATTGAAAGATTTAACAATACACAAGTATCAGCATCTGTAAGAACTATCACATCTACAAGTGTTGATGGTAGTGAAGTGTCATTTATTGATAGTGGTTCTCAAACTGTAGGAATTAGTAGTATCAATAATTTAGAAACTCCAAGAATGGTTGCATCTAGAGTAAATGAAACCACTTACCTAAATGCCACAAACTTTGCTGGTAGTAGATCATTTACTTTAGAGTTGAATCTTAGCACAAATGACCAAAATGTTTCTCCACTGATAGATTTAACACAAAACTTTGCAATTGGTAAAATTTATAATATTAATCAACCAGTTGGTCTGTCATCTTATGCATCTGACAATAGAGCAAACTCAAATACAGATGATTCTCATGATTTTGCATATGTATCAAACAGAGTGAACTTAGAACAAAGTGCAGATTCTCTCAAAGTTCTGTTCTCTGCTTATAGGCACTCATCATCTGATGTAAGAGTTCTTTATAAGATTTTTACAAATGATACTCCAGATAATGAACAAATTTGGAATTTGTTCCCAGGATATGATAATTTGGATGTTAATGGAAATGTAATTAATTCTGATAATAATGATGGAAGGTCTGATTTAAATGTTAGAAGTAGTTTGAATGGTGAATATTTAGATTATACTTTTACAATTGACAACTTACCATCATTTACTGGATTCCAAATTAAAATTCTTGGAACTGGAACAAATCAAGCATACTCACCATTAATTAGAGAATTGAGAGCAATTGCATTGAGATGATAAAAAAATACGCTAAGGTTGAAGGACATCCCAATCTTTTGAGGGATTTGTCTACAAATGCAATAGTTAATACAGATAAAATTGGATTTGATAATTATACTTTAGCAAAAAGAAAAAGACAAGATGAGCAAAAAAGAATTGATAATATTGAAGAATCTATATCTGAACTTAAATCTTCACTTGAAGATATTAAACAATTATTGAGGAAAGTTGCAAATGAATCCCAATGAACTTAATCTAGAAACTGTTTCAAAACTTTTTGAATTTGAAAAAATTTCCAGAGAAATAGATTCTTGCACTAATATTGATTTGCTCAAAAATCTTTGCAAATGTTATGTAAAACTTTATATGAAACAAGAAGAAGTTGTATCTTCTTTAGGATTACCAAATCTAAATAACTAAAAAGAGCACAATAATGGCTAAACCAGCATCAAGACAAGAACTTATTGATTATGCCTTAAGGCAACTTGGTGCCCCTGTATTGGAAATCAATGTTTCTGAAGAGCAAATTGATGACAGATTAGATGATGCTTTGCAGTATTTTAATGAGAGGCATTTTGATGGTGTTGAAAAAATGTTTCTTAAGTATAAAATTACTCAAGATGATATTGATAGGGGAAGGTCTAGAGGTGGTAGTAAAAATGTAGGTATAGTTACAACTACAGTTACAACTGGATTGGGGTCATTTAATTGGGAAGAAAACTCAAATTATATTCCAGTTCCTGACACAATTGTTGGTATAGAAAGAATCTTTAAGTTAGATAACAGAACAATCACATCTAATTTATTCAATGTAAACTATCAGTTATTTTTAAATGATATTTATTGGTTTAGCTCTACTGAACTTTTGAATTATTATGTAACAAAAAGATATCTTGAAGATATTGATTGGATTGTAAATCCACAAAGACAAATTAGATTTAATAAGAGACAGAACAGATTATACTTGGATATGAGTTGGGATGCTGTTACTGTAAATAATTATCTTATAATGGAATGTTATAGAATATTGGACCCCAATAATTATACAAAAGTTTATAATGATTCTTTCTTGAAACTTTATTTTACTGCATTACTCAAAAGGCAATGGGGTCAAAATTTAATTAAATTCAATGGCGTAAAACTTCCTGGTGGAATTGAACTGAATGGAAGACAAATCTATGATGATGCAGTGAAGGAACTGGAAGACATTAGAATGAGAATGCTTAGTGAGTTTGAGACTGCACCCTTTGACCTTATTGGTTAATATTATGCAATACTACACATATGCTTATTTAAGAGAAAATAAAACTCCTTACTATATTGGTAAAGGAAAAGGAGATAGAGCATATCATAAAAATGGACATAAATCTCATGGAATTAATTTGCCCCCAATTGAAAGAATTATTATTTTAAAAAATAATCTAACAGAAATTGAAGCATTGCAACATGAAAAATATATGATTTCAATTTTTGGAAGAAAAGATTTGGGTTCTGGGATTTTATATAATAAAACTGATGGTGGAGACAATCCACCAAAAGCAAAACCAAATCAAATTAATAGAATAAAAGCAATACAAAATTTTTGGGACAATTTATCCCAAACTGAAAGAAAAACAAGAGGGAATAAAATTTCAAAAACTAAAAAAGGAAATGGAAATCATTTACCAACATGCAAAGTTGTTATAAATGAATTAAATATTGAATTTAATTCAATAAAAGAATGTGCTCAATATATTAATGGGGATCCTTCTGCAATTGTAAAATGTTTGAACGGAAGAAGGCAGAATAGTCATAAAGGATATACTTTTAGTAGGTCATAGATATGTTAAATCCATTTTTCATACAGGGAACATCAGGGGAACAAGGTCTTGTACAAGACCTGATAAATGAACAATTAAAAATGTATGGCATAGAAATTTACTATATGCCAAGAGAATTCGTGTCTGAAGGAAAAGTTATAAAAGAAGTTTTATATTCAAAATTTACTAAAGCATTTCCAATAGAAGCATACTTGGTAAATTATGAAGGTTTTGACCCAAATAGTATTTTGATGAGTAAATTTGGAGTAAGAGTTACTGATGAAATGACTCTTATCATTTCATCAGAAAGATTTGAGACATATATTGGCGAATTGATGAAAGATATTACCTTAGTAAAAAATGCTACAAGACCTAATGAAGGTGATTTACTTTATATTCCATTGAGCGATAGCTTTATGGAAATTAAGTATGTTGAAAATAGAAAACCATTCTATCAACTTCAAAAGAACTATGTTTATGAATTGAGATGTGAAGTATATGAAATAGAAGATGATGAAATAAAAACAACAATTGATTCTATTGATAAGTCATTGAAAGATGTAGGATATGAATCCACATTGAATATGTCAGGAATTGGAGTAACTGCAACTGCAACTACAACACTTGTTACTGGTGGGGTTCAAACTACAGAAATAATTAGTGGTGGATACAGATATACTTCTATTCCAACATTTAATGTTTCTTCTCCCATTTCTGGCACTAAAGCAACGCTTGTTGGTGTAGTAACCAGTAAAATGGGATTACTATCATCAAAGAGTTTAAGTGATGTATACATTCAGAATCCAGGCTCTGGGTACAATCCAAGCAAACCCCCAATAGTGACTGTTTCTGGGGGTGGTGGTTATGGTACTCAAGTTAGAGTTGGAATTGCAACCTCTGGTAGCATAGGACCCATTCAGATAAGCAATTCTGGGCAGGGTTATGTGCTTGAACCAGTAGTAACAATATCAAGTCCAGTTGGAGGAGGAGTGACTGCTATTGCTAAAGCTTTCTTGAATAATGTTGGAGGTATTTCATCTATTAGAATTATCAATGCAGGATATGGTTACACACAAACTCCAACAATCACTGTTTCTGCTGGAACCACTGTTTCTACTGGCAACTTTGTCTTTAATGAAACAGTAACTGGTTCAATATCCAATGCAGTTGGAACTGTTAAAAATTGGGATTCTGAAACCAGAGAATTGAAGGTGACAGGATTTGGAACTAACTTTATAGTTGGTGATATTGTAGTTGGTGCAGCATCAAGTGCAATTTACATAGTTTCAAACAGAGAAGAATTTGAAACAACATCTGCATATGATAATTCTGACATTATTGAAGAAGAAGCAGATAATATTTTAGATTTTAGTGAAATTAATCCTTTTGGAGAAGTTTGACTAAATACTAAATAATGTGAAAAAATAAGAAATGTTTGGTAGGTATTTTTATCATAAGTCAATACAAAAGACAGTAACTGCTTTTGGAACTTTATTTAATAATATACAGATCAGAAGATTTGATGAGAATGGAAATGCTTTATCTGTATTAAAAGTTCCTTTTGCTTATGGTCCAACTCAAAAGTTTTTAGCAAGAATAGAGCAACAACCACAAGGAGATAGAAAAGTTGCTCTAACTCTTCCAAGAATGTCTTTTGAGATGACTACTATTGATTATGATGCCCAGAGGAAATCGTCAGTTATTCAAACATTCTCTGCTCCAAGATCTGACACTGGAAAGGCTGCAAAAGTATATTCCCCAACTCCATATAATATTGGATTTGAATTAAATATTATGAGCAAAATACAAGATGATGCTCTGCAAATTATAGAACAAATTTTACCATTCTTTCAACCATCATTCAACATATCTGTTAGAATGATTCCAGAAATTAATGAAGTTAGGGATATTCCTGTAGTATTAAATAGAGTTGGATTTAGGGATGATTATGAGGGAGACTATACCACAAGAAGGATTATCATTTATACCTTAAACTTTACTGCAAAAACTTATCTGTTTAGTGAAATTCCTTCAGATGATCAAGGACTTATCAAAAAAGTTCAAGTTGATTATGCTACAGATGCTATCTTAAATGCAAGAAGGGAAGTTAGATATACATCTACTCCTAAAGCACTTGAAGACTACAATGGAGATAATGTTATCAATACTGCTGATGACCCACTTATTCCATATGGGGATGATTTTGGATTTAACGAACAAATCATAGATTTCCAAGATTTTAAAGATTACAGTAGCAGTCAAGGAATTGATGTTGATATATAGTGTATGGATAAAAAATTTTCAAAGTTAGAAAAATCTTTAGATATAGAAACTACTTTAGTTCCTATATCTAAAGAAGTTATTGATATCAAATCTACTGATGTTCCTAATGATCCACAAAAAGATTATGAATATAGTAGAGGTCAACTCTATAGTTTAATCTCAAAAGGACAAGAAGCAGTTGATGGTATATTGGAGATAGCTCAAGAATCTGGCCATCCAAGAGCATTTGAAGTTGCTGGTCAATTAATTAAATCTGTTGCAGATACTACAGATAAATTAATTGACCTTCAAAAGAAAATGAGAGACTTGGATGCACCTCAAAAAGGACCTACAACAGTCAACAATTCACTTTTTGTAGGTTCTACTGCAGAACTATCTAAACTTATAAAACAAGGTCTTCTAAATAATGAAGAAGAATAATATTCTATAAATGAAAGACCCAAAAGGACCTGTAAAATCATATAAGACTCCAGAAGAAATTGCCCAAAAGCATAAAGTTTCTTTGGATAAAATTATTCAACAGGTAAAAATGGGAACCAAAGTTGAAGGTGAGCACACCACAAGCAAAAGTGGAGCTAAGATCACTGCCCTTCAGCATGTGGATGAATTACCTGATTATTATTCTAAACTAAAAAAAATTGAAAAAGTCAAAGAAGGAAGTTTACATCAGTGGTTTAGTGGTTCTAAAGATAAGAGTGGAAAACCTGGATGGGTTAATGTTGTAACTGGAGATAGTTGTGCCAGTGACAAACCTGGAGAAGGTGTTCCAAAGTGCGTTTCTTCTTCTAAAAGAGCAAGTATGTCTCCAGAAGAAAGACGTTCTGCAGCAGCAAGGAAAAGAAGAGCAGATCCTGGACAACAGGAAAAGTCTGGTGCTTCAAAACCAACTTATGTTTCTACAGATAGTCCAAAAAAAATGAAAGAAGAGGTTATTTCAGAAAAAGACATCAAAGGCAAAGGAAGTGGTAAAAAGGATGCTTGCTATCATAAAGTAAAAGCAAGATTCAAAGTTTGGCCAAGTGCATATGCTTCTGGAGCACTTGTAAAATGTCGCCAAGCAGGTGCTAAAAATTGGGGCAATAAATCAGAGAATGTAGAACAGCAGTATGAAGAGGACACAAAGTATTGTCTGCTTTGTAGAAAGAATGAAAAAAGAGAAGAATGTTCATATGGTCCTATGATGTGGGACAGATATACAATTGCTAAGATTCATCCAGCAAATGAATCTAAAGTTTATGAAAGTCATAAAGAAATTGCTTCTGGCAAGATGAAAGATGAAGAAGGATATATGGCAAATATTGAGATGGACAAAATTGAAAGGTCTGTTCAAATTTTAAGAAAGATTGTTAAAAGTCCAAATATGCAACTTCCTGCTTGGGTTCAATCAAAAATTACCAGAGCAGCAGATTTTATTGATACTGCAGCAGAATACTTATCAAGTGATGAAGAAGTTTCTGAAGCATGTTGGACAGGATACAAGCAAGTTGGAATGAAGAAAAAAGGAAAGAAGATGGTTCCTAACTGTGTTCCTGCAAATGAAGATGCTTGTCGTTCTTTCTCACAATTTATGCAACTTACAGAAGTTGCTGCATGGCAAAGAAAAGAAGGAAAGAATCCTAAGGGAGGATTGAATGAGAAGGGAAGAAAATCTTATGAAGCAGAAAATCCTGGCAGCAATCTACAAGCACCTCAACCAGAGGGTGGACCTCGTAAAAGATCATTCTGTGCTCGTATGGGAGGAATGCCTGGTCCTATGAAAGATGAAAAAGGAAGACCTACAAGAAAAGCATTAGCACTCAGAAAGTGGGCATGTTGATATGAAATCATACAAACAGTTTCTTTCAGAGAGTATTACTATTCAAGGTGACTTTAATGGAACTTTGAACATTGGATCTCAACCAACTCCACAAAAAGTTGGAGAAGAATTTGCTGTAGATTTTGTTTGGCAAGGCAGCATCTACAGAGTGGAGATGGTAACTAATGATGGAATTCCATCAAAGAATGAATTAACAGAGCATCTTCAGAATGAATATCCTGGTGCAATCATTCATCACATTTATCCAGCAACTCCTAAATCATCAAACATTACAAAGGTAAATAGGTATCATCCAGCAAAATTAGAGTGGATTTAATTTATGGCTATTTGGAATAAAGTTGATCAAGATTATTTAAATCAAGAAAGATCTCTATTTGAAGTTTATAATGTAGCAACAAGAGATGGTGAGCAAGTTACAATTGATAATCCATTTCCAGTTACTTTTCCTCCCATAGCAACTGATGCATTTGGCAGATTGAGAACTTCTATTCCACTTACATTATTTGATTCATCTCACAGATATAGAGATAATAATCTTTGGAGTAGTTTAGTTGTTGGTACTGGTTCTACAGTAGGATTTGTAACAACACAAGGTTTAGTCAATATTGGAATAGGAACTACTGCTGGATGTTCTGTGATTAGGGAAACCACAAAAGTATTCTCTTATCAACCAGGAAAATCATTACAGGTATTGAATACATTTATAATGAACCCAGCAAAAGCAAATCTTCTTCAAAGAGTAGGGTACTTTGGTGCAGATAATGGAATGTATTTAGAACTTGATGGAGATACTTTATATTTTGCAAAAAGAAGTTTATCTACTGGAACAACAACAAAAATTTCGCAACATAACTGGAATATTGACACAATGCTTGGTGCAGGACACTTAAATCCATCAGGTGTCACATTAGATATTTCCAAAGCACAAATCTTATGGATGGATATTGAATGGTTAGGACTTGGAACAGTAAGAATGGGTTTTGTAATTGATGGAAAATTTATTCATTGTCATTCATTTCATCATGCAAACATAATTGAATCAACTTATATTACAACAGCATCACTTCCAGTAAGATATGAGATTGCCAATACTGGAATAACTACGAGTGTAAGTAATCTTAAACAGGTTTGTTCTACAGTTATTTCAGAAGGTGGTTATGAACTTCGTGGAATACAACAGGCAATAGGAATACCAATCACCACACCAAGAACTCTTACAACTGCGGGAACATTTTATCCTATAGTTAGTTTGCGTCTCAAAACATCACCAAATTTTTTGGATGCTATTGTAATTATCACGGCACTTTCAGTAATGCCAATTGCTACAGGTTTTTACAATTGGCAACTTAGAGCATCTGGCACTACTGGGGGAGGAGATTGGGTAAGTGCTGGTGATGATAGTGCTGTGAATTATAACATTACTGGAACTTCTTATACTGGTGGGAGAATACTTGGAAGTGGATTTTTTAGTGCTTCAAATCAAGGAACAACTCAAATTGATATTCTCAAAGAAGCACTCTTTAAGTTTCAGTTGGAAAGAAATGGACTAACATCAACACCTTTTGAAATTTCTCTTGTTGTTGCTTCTAATGCTAATAATAATACAGTAGTTGCTTCTATGGACTGGGAAGAGATTAGTAGGTAATAATTATGGCTGATAACATTTATCTTGGCAATCCCCTTTTAAAAAAGGCAAATACCCCTATACAATTTTCACAAGATCAAATTGTTGAATTTGTTAAGTGTAAGAATGATCCTGTATATTTTGCAAAAAATTACGTACAAATCGTAACCTTGGATCATGGTCTTCAACCATTTAAACCATATGACTTCCAAGAAAAATTAATTAAAAATTTCCATAGCAATAGATTTAATATTTGCAAGATGCCTCGTCAGACAGGCAAATCTACAACTGTTGTATCATATTTGCTTCATTATGCTATCTTTAATGATAATGTAAATATTGCTATTCTTGCTAACAAAGCATCAACTGCAAGAGATTTGTTATCAAGATTGCAAACTGCATATGAAAACCTACCCAAATGGTTACAGCAGGGCATCCTAGCATGGAACAAAGGTTCTATGGAACTGGAGAATGGATCAAAGATTCTTGCTGCTTCTACATCAGCATCTGCAGTTAGAGGTGGATCTTATAACATTATTTTTCTAGATGAATTTGCATTCGTTCAAAATCACCTTGCAGATGATTTCTTTGCATCTGTATATCCTACTATTTCTTCTGGACAATCAACAAAGGTAATTATTGTTTCTACCCCACATGGTATGAACCATTTTTATCGTTTGTGGCATGATGCTGAAAGAGGTAAAAATGAATACATTCCAACAGATGTTCACTGGTCAGAAGTTCCTGGAAGGGATGCAAAGTGGAAAGAACAAACTATTGCAAACACTTCAGAACAACAGTTTAAAATTGAATTTGAATGTTTAAGTGGAGAAACTTTAATTAATATTTGCGATAATAATAATAATATCCAACAAATTTCTATGGAAAATCTTTATACTCAAATGTGAATGTGAGTTTTTTGGATTATAAATAATAATAAAAATGTATTATATTTACTTACTTAAAGATTTAAACAATAATATTAAATATGTTGGTCAAACTAAGGACCCAAGCACCAGAAAGAGAGACCATAAAAATAGTAAACCCCAACATATTTTCGAGATTGTAGAAAAAACAATTATTGCAGAAGATGCAAAAAATTTGGAAATTAATTATATAAAGCAATTTGATACCTATAAGAATGGATGGAATAAATCTACAGGAGGAGAAGGTTTTGATAATTACGATAGAACTGGAATAGGTGGTGTAAATAAAGGAACCATTCCTTGGAATAAAGGTGTGAAAAATTGCTTTTCTGAAGAAACAATCTTAAAAATGAAGCAAGTTAGGAAGGGTAGAGTTTTTAGTAGAAAACTTACAGATGACCAAATAAAGGAAATACGCATTTTATTTGATACAAAACCAGATTTACCATCAGTAGGATTGATTACGAAAAATGGAAAAAAAATGTCATACATTCAAGCATTTTGTAAAGAATATGCTAATAAGTATAATTTAACATCACAAGGACTTAAAAGAATAGTTTTGAAGGAGTGTTGGAAAAATGTTTAAACTTAATAAAGATTTATTAGTAAAAACCCCTACTGGGTTTAAATCTTTTTCAGGCATTCAAAAAATTTATAAACCATTTTATCATTGGATAATTTTTGAGGATGGAACTGAAATAAAATGTTCTGAAAATCATTCTTTTGGGTTAGAAAAAATTAAAGCATCCACAATCAAAGTGGATGATATCCTACAAGGAAAAAAAATTGTATATAATGAAATAGTAGAAGAAGGAATATATCTTTACGATTTATTGGATGTTGGTGAAGATAATTTATATTATTCAAATAATATAGTATCACATAACTGCGAATTCTTAGGGTCAGTTGATACTCTTATTGCACCAAGTAAACTGAAGAGTTTGGTATATGATGCTCCAGTCAAAAGAAATAAAGGATTGGATGTTTATGAAAATTCAACTCCAGACAAAGATTATGTAATTACAGTTGATGTAGCAAGAGGAGTTGGTAGTGACTATTCTGCATTTGTAGTGTTTGACATTACTACTTTTCCTCATAAAATAGTAGCAAAGTATAGGAATAATGAAATAAAACCTATGCTTTTTCCCAACATCATTTATGATGTGGCAAAAAATTATAACAGTGCATTTATTTTATGTGAAGTAAATGATGTTGGCGATCAGGTGGCAGCAATTATTCAATATGATTTGGAGTATCAAAATCTTCTTATGTGCTCTATGCGAGGTAGAGCAGGTCAAATTGTGGGTCAAGGATTTTCTGGAAAGAAAACTCAGTTAGGCATTAAAATGTCTAAGACAGTTAAGAAAGTTGGGTGCCTAAACCTTAAAACTATGATTGAAGAAGATAAGCTTATCTTCAATGACTATGAAATTATCAGTGAGTTAACCACATTCATTCAGAAACACAATTCCTTTGAGGCAGAGGAGGGATGTAATGATGATTTGGCAATGTGCCTTGTAATCTATGCTTG